TCCCAATAAGCATAACCATGCCGTCAGACGGATCGACTGCGAAGACTCATTACATTCGTCTTCTTGTCTCTCCTAGACGGCCCTCGGCCCTCTGCTTGGTCTTAACCAAACGGAGTTGTGTCTTTCCAACGACCGGCCCTCTAAGCCGTTGGCGGTGGGGTAGTTAAGTCCCACTGTCGATCAGTTGTAAGGGGGGGAAAGACAAAGAAGCAGAGAGGGTAATAGGTGTCTACCTATGACCATCCTTCCGTTCCCGTTCAGCAAGGTCTGTTGGGTTTAGGCCCTGAGCTTGTCTGATGTTGTTGTTGTTGTGTTTTATTGGTGCAAAGAGTCTTTGTCTTTCCCAGTGGAGAGAGGGGGAGCCCCCGTGAGGGGGCCATTGATCCGCTGTTCCACATCGCAAGGGCACCACTCCCTGCTAACTCAGTACAAAGCCCTGAGCTGCGGCTAGTCGGTGTCTCAGTTGGAGACGGTGGTTGCTTGGCCGATGGTATCCACATCAACAGCCTTATAGGTGTCGAAGGCGGTAGCCATGAGGGCAAGCAGTTCATTAACGGTCTTGTTAACGGTGGTTGCTCCACTGGTCACAGCGATGGAGACGCTCCCAAAGGAGTTGGTCATCGGTTGGAACTTTTCGTAAGTCCGTGGCATTGGTATTGGGGGATATGGAGGGGGTCGGAGGCGGGAAGCCTGCCGAGCCCTTCAAACATGGGTCTAGGGGGCTGAGATCCAAGACTGGACATGGGGTTTAGCCCCTTGGCGTAGCTGATCTGGGGAGGCTCCTAGGACCAGGAGGTTGGTGGCCTGTTGGGGGTCATCGATGAAGGCTTGAACCATTGCCTTCCACTCCTCCCGTCGTCTCTCCACGATCTCCTGCTGCGCCGAGAGGGCTACAGCATCGAGGAAATACTTACAGCCAAGGGCAAGACCATCCAATCTGTCGTCATGCTTCAGGGCTCCTTTCTCTCGGCAGATGCGGGAGAACTGGTAAGCCAGCATGTATTGGAGACGCAGCTCCGGTGCATCCTCTGGGTTAGAGCGGTAGTCCCACTCAATCACCTTTGGATCAATGACTAGGCGGTGTTGGTTAAGAAGAGGTTCAAGGGTGTCAATGATCCTCTCTTCCTTACGAGTGGTAGACCTTACCTCCTCAAAGTCAATCACAACCTTCATCTCAATAGCATGTCTCTTCATCAACTCTGAGATCATACCATCACCGAAGTTGGTCTCAACCAAGAGCTTCGTTGCCTTATGAGATCTACAACCAGAGAGAATCTGTCTTAAGGTATTGTCTGAATAGCCGTCCTTAAATGCTTTGATCTCCCTGACGTAGATCAGACCATTGAGTTGGGAGAGATAGACCGCTACCGTCTCATCTAAACCACGACCGGAGGGGTCTACAGCGCAGATCGTCTCTGAGTAGGGCCTGTAATCGCCTTGAAGGGCCATTGGAGCGTAGAAACGATCTCCAGGTAGGCCAACAGCCGGAAGCTCCTTATAGACGTTCCTAGGGTCACTAGACCAAACGATGTTCTCGGGGCCTTGGTCTGGGTTGACGGGGGTAACGATAAGGTCTTGGAACTTGAGGGGGAACTTCTCCGCATCAGACAAAGATGTATCCAGCATGAACTGGAGCATGAAGTTGCTCCTGCCCATTGCCGCCTCACGTTCCACCAAGTCAAAGTCTGAGAAGCGGGTATCGGTCGGAGTCCAACTCAGCTTCTCAATCCCTTTGTCATCAATATCCTTTTCCAACTCAGGGGCAAGGAACCCCTCATAGCCACTGACCTTACGGGGATACCTTGCAGGCCAGACAAAGGGCTTATAGCTCCTCTCTGCCAGCTTCCGATACACAGAGAAGACACTCTGAGGAGTCCCAAGGAACATGATTCGGGAGTTCCCTTCAGGGATCAGAATGGCTTCGGCTTCGGTGACAAGCTGTAGGAGCTTCTCCCGCTGCATGTCTGTAGCGGAGTTACCGGGGACCTCAACGTCATCAAAGATCAGGAGGTTGGCACGAGAACCAGTCATCTGACCAGTGATACCAACACTTTTGACGGAAGGGGCTTGGTGAGGCTTAGCAGGACCTACATCAAACGAGATCCGAGACCAGCGTTGGTCATCCGACTTTGGTTGAAGGTGCCCTAGCCAGGGAATATCAAGGATCAGCTTTTGACAGAAGATGGAGAAGTTATCAGCACGTTCCTTCGATGCTGAGATAACCATAATCTTCTGGTCTGGGTCTTTGAAGAGAGTCCAGAGGACAAAGGCTGCTGTAATCCAACTCTTACCAACACCCCGGAAGGCGGAGATCTGAAGACGCTTAGGACCGTTCTGGAGGTAATTAGCAATAGCCAGTTGAGCCCTAGTAGGTTGGGGGAGACCTAGCTCGTTCCATACAGCAGCAAGGAAGAATCTAAAGTCCCCCTCTAAACGGTCTAGAACCGCTTTATTTTTACTCATAGGTAGATAGACACCCCCTAGAGGGCAGAGGCCCCTTACAGAGCCTTCTAGAGGCCTCTCAGGCGGTCTCTAGCCATGAAGAGATCTGCCACTCCTTCAGGTAATCGTGAAATGGTTGATTGCGATACCAAGAGAGGTAATGGTTGGATCCCTTTTCTTGGTTACAGCGGCGGCAGGCACAGACAACATTCCGAGACGTGTCATCCCCACCTCTTGATTTGGGCTTGACATGATCTAAGGTTAGATCAGCCGTAGAACCACAATAGACACATTGGTTTTGAAACACCTCCTTAATTGCTCGTCTCCACATACGCTTTGCTTCTGAGGAAGTCATGGCGAGTAAGTGAGCAAGGTAGAAATCAGGGGTGAGAGGGGCCATACCTCTTACTTAAGGGTGGATTTGCCGTTAGCTCCGTTACGGGCTCGATTCTTGGACCTTGATTCAAGAACCATCTTCCCGCTCTTGGTGTGAGAGAGGTCAGGACCGCCTTTACCAGCAATCCCGCGTTTGCGGCGTTCAGTCCACCGTTCTTCTGATTTCTGTTTGACAGAAGGTGATTTGTTTAGCTTACGCTGGTAAGCATTTTTCTTGGCTCGTGCTTCAGGATTAGAAGCGTAGTAACGAGACGACTTACTTTTGCCTTGGGCCATTGTTATCGTTGAAATAGACGTAGTTCTCAAGGCGTTCTATCCGTGCGTTGCTCTGTCCAACTTGCTGAACAAGAACATCAACGGACTTAGAAATGTTATGGAGAGTGATCAGGTGCCAACTAAAAAGACCAAGAGCTGCCGCTGCAAGGGTGTTCCTGATTGTCTGATCCATTACCTGACAACCTCTTGAAGGGAGTCAAGATCAAATTCAGGAATACTCTTAAGGAGGTTCTCCAAGGGGGAGCCTTCTACAGCAACACCAGTAACGTTGTTCTTATGAAGCCAGTCAGTAGCAACCTTAAGGTCAGCAGGGCTGGCATCACCAGAGCGGATCTTAGAAATCAGAGTTTCAGTAACGATACGATGAAGCTCGTCAAACTGGTCTTCCGATGCGCGTTGAGATTTAGTCATGCTGTTCCATCAACCTAATGAGCTTCTGAGGGTAGATAGGATCAGTCGCATATCCTTCACGCTTCAATAGATATGCACAGTCTTCACGAGTGGCTGCTCTATTAACACCTTTGTAGCCCTTGTAGTCCTTATACCACTGGGTAACAAGATGATTAACGCAATCAAATGGTGTAGCGAAGTCTTTGAAGGAAGCTTTGATGGTCACAGGACCATTACCGTAGTCTTCCCAAGTAGTCTTGACCGTTCCAGGCCCCTTAATTCCAAAGAAGTTATTCTTACCAGATAGGGCAGTGCCATATGCACTTTCTAGTGCCCACTGTGCTGCCACAACCTCAGGATATTTAGCTCCAGCCGCTGCTGCAGCTGCCTCAATACCATCCCAAGAATTAGAGAAGGTTTGAGTTGGGGGCTTAGCAGGAGGTTGTCTCCATAGCTTCACCCATTCCTGATCTTCAGAAAGCCCCTCAGACCCAAGCAGTTTCTCAAGGGCTTGAAGGGCTTTAACTTGGTTAGGCAGACCTTTGTAGTAGCGAGCTACGTCAGTCAGCTTAATCATTTTCGGTTCGTAAGAGTACGACGGTAACGGCGGACTACATCATCCTCAGTGCGATACTTAGCAACGTATGCAGCCAGCATAGAAATCATCTGAGTCACACTGTTCGCACGACGCTTCTTAGTCATGCCAAGGTACTCAGAAGCAATAAATAAAGCAAAAAAGGCCAAGGTCTCATAAGAAACCTTGACCCCAAGAATGGTGATCATTGTTTTTACAGCGATAGGGTGTCGTTACCTTCAGTAGCGCCGTCAATCGAAGCACCACTTTCCCAGTTATTGAATCCAGCACTGGTGACATACTCAGCAAGCTGCTCAGTGGTCTCTGTAAGGCTCAGGAAGGCCTCCTTATCGTTACTCATGGCACGTATCAAGGAACGCCTCTCAAGCACGCTCTGAGGGGCTTGTAGGCCTGTCTCAGAAGCACGGGTGATATACCAGTCAGTTTGGGAAAGAATGGATCCAGCGGTAGCTTTAACTTGAGCGGTCCACGTCTTGACAAGTTCAGTGTGGTCTTTTGGATTGCCAACACCCCAGTAGAACCTTTGGTCGTACAAAGGCTCATCTTCGGTCTCGGTAATACCAAGTGCTGCCCGTTCCTCAGGACTGGATAATCTCAGCCAGTTTGCTGGGTACTGAGTTCCATCTTCAGTTGTAAATGCCCGATCTGGTGAAAGGGGCTGATTGTTAAGGATAAACATGATTAGTATTAGCGTGCGCGGGCGTATTGGAAGGGTGATTCGGCGAAGGCGGCGTAGATGTAGGTCTCACCGCTTGCATTTGTGCCGGAACCGCTATTTCGCGGTTTGAAGCCGTTTGACAAGAAATCTACCGGGTTCGCATCGGTGACTTCAGCGCCGGATGTGTTCGGGAATAGGACTGTTCTGTTGCCGTCGTTGTAGTCTTCACGAGCTGAGTCGAGAAGCCACCAGTTATCGCCACTGGCGGACGAGTGCTTAATCAGGAGCCACCGAACTCTGTGCCCGGTCCACACAAACGGCCCATCTGCGCTGCCGTTGCCGGTGTAGCTGCCGAACGCGCTGTACCCGGCTACTGGGGCGAAGCAGTAGGCGACGTGTGTAGCTGATGTGGCATTAACTGCGGCAACTCCTCCGCCAAATCCAAAGGTGCTTGAATTTAAGCTGGTGATATAACCATTTGTATCTCCAGGCAATACCGCTTCTGTTAATGACAGAATCAGCATGTTCGTCGTCGATGTTCCCAACGATGAGTGCCAAACTCGCCAATGCCATGCACCGGAACGGCTTTTTTGAATAACTAGACCGGGCGTTACACCTAGCCCGTGGCCTACAGTTGCCGTAGTGCTGCCGTTGCCAGTCCAAGTAACAATCGAGAACCCCGCACTTGCATTAGCCC